CATCCATTAATAATGTCGTAAGCGCGCTTGAAGTTCGCGTAAGTGCCGTATCTGCCCTGACTTCAGTTAATTCGGCAGCTATCACATCCATCAATAACGCCGTATCCGCTTTAGAAATCAGAGTCAGCGCGGCTTCTGCAACAGGTGTGGCTAACTCGGCGGCTATTACTTCTGTCAATAACGTAGTAAGCGCCCTAGACATTCGCCTTACCAATGTATCGGCATCCGTATCGGTACTTAATGTGCAAATGGGGCAGGCGCTTGCCTCGATTTCAGCTATCAATTCAGTCCTCGCTACCATCGACACTTCCGCTATCGCGGGCCTAGAAGTTCGCGTTAGCAACCTGTCAATTGCGGTGTCCACTAACTCCGCTGCTATCACTTCTGTCAATGCGGTCGTCTCTTTAAAAGTATTCCGCAATAATGATTTCCTTACCAACGTCCAGTTCATCGACTTCGACACTACCACAAGCTACGCGGTGTGCGCCGGGCGCCTGACATGGGACATTACGCATGGTACCCTCGATTTAGGTCTAACGGGCACCGTCAACTTGCTTATTGGTCAGCGTACCGTCGCCCAAATCTATAACAATAGCGGCGGCACACTTCCTAAAGGAAAAGCCGTAAAGGTTACGGGCGCCCAAGGCCAACGCTTGACGGGCGCACTTGCCCAAGCTGACAGCGATTCGGATAGTGCTACTATCTTTGGTATTATGCTTGAGACGGTTTCTAACCTAGGCTCAGGCTACGTTGCAACAGATGGCGTCGTCAACAATGTCGATACGGCGGCCTATACTGACGGCGACATCGTATACTTATCTCCAGTATCTGCTGGTGAACTAACTCCCGTCAAGCCAGTAGCACCCCAGCATCTCGTGCAAATTGGCTACATCGTCAAGGGCGGTTCAGTTGGCGGCGGCTCCCTTTATGTCAAAGTCCAAAACGGCTATGAATTAGGTGAACTTCATAACGTCAAGACCTCTGCCGAAGTATCCATAGCAAATGGTGAAGTTTTGGTATGGAATGCAAGCGCCAGTGTCTGGACCAACTCGACTGCCCTGCTTGACACGCAAGCTTCTGTTTCTGCCCTGCAAATCCAACTCAACTCTGTGTCGGCTGCCGTCTCCACTAACGCTGCCGCCATCACCTCCATCAATAACGTAGTCAGTGCCCTTGAAATCCGTGTCAGTACCGTGTCGGCACGGGCGTCTGCAATTCAAGCGCAAGTCAACAGTGTATCCGCTTTGGTGTCTGCTCTTGATGTGCGCGTGGCCGCCGTATCAGCTTCTATATCGGCCCTGCAAGTTCAAGTCAACAATGTTTCAGCCGCGCTTACTTCCGCTAACAACGTAGTAAGCGCACTTGAGATTCGCGTCAGTGCAGCTTCTGCTACAGGCGCTACCAATTCAGCATCTATTACCTCCATCAATGCGGTACTAACGTCCATTCTTGCAATTCTCAATTCCAACTATCGCGTCTTAGAATAGCAAGTGGTGAGCAAGTGAGAATCCCCTTGCAACCAATCCTCACTTAATGTAGGATGTGCTTCTGATCAAGGAGCCACACATGACAGACAAAGTAAATCGCGTCCAACTCCTAAACGACGCCAAAGCTCAACTAACACCCTGGACTACCGAAGACGGGCGCCTATTTTTGGATTGCACCGACATGGGTACCCGTCGCACCATGGCCATCACGCCCACGGGCAACTGCGACTTCCGGGGCTGGTTCTCTTCGTTCTGTGTCGATCAAATCAATATCGTGCCCAACGGCGACCTAGTCAACTCGGCCCAAACCTACTTCGCACACTGGGCGCGTACCCGTGGTCCCAAGCTCAAGGACTATATCCGCGTGGGTGGGCGCATAGGTGAACTCTACATCGACACTGGCAACGACGCCAATGACGCATGGCGCATCACCCCCAACGGCATCGAGCTTGTTAAGGGCGGCCCGACCCACATCCGCATGCTGCGTGGCGCTGGCGTCCTGCCCCTTGCCGACCCCGACTTCGACGCTGATCCGTCCGAATTCCCTACCCTACTCCGCAAGTACATCGCCTCCGACGACGACACCCTCATGCTGCTAACGGCGTGGCTTCTCGGCTGCCTGCGCCCCGAAGGCCCCTATCCCGTCCTCACCATATCCGGCGAACAAGGTTCTGGCAAATCCACAGTCTTGCGCCTGATGCGCCGTATCATCGACCCCCATGCTCTCGATATGCGTACCCCGCCCGAAGACCAGCGCGACCTACAAGCCATGGTTCGCAACTCCTTTATCCTGGCCTTCGACAACGTGTCCTTCATTTCCAACAAGATGTCTGATGCTTTGTGCGTTATCAGCACAGGAACGGGCGCCCAGGGTGGCCGCGCGCTCTACACCAACGCCGAAGAATCTGCCGTCCGCGTATGCCGCCCCGTTGCCATGAACGGCATCCCCGACGTCGTCGAACGCGGTGACTTGGTGGATCGCTCCATCCACGTTCACCTGCCCCGCATCGACCCCCGCCTGCGCCGCGACGATATGGAATTTTGGGATAGCTTCCACACAGATCACCCACGCCTGCTAGGTTCGCTTATGAATGCAGCATTGAAAGCTATGCAAAACTATGGTAATGTAGTCTTGGCTGAAAAGCCGCGCATGTCTGCGTTTGCAGTGTGGGCCGTTGCTGCTGAACAAGCTTTCGGGTGGAAGCCGGGTCGTCTTATGGAAGTCTATAAGAACAACCGCTCCGCCGCCGAATCCCAAATGCTTGAGTTCAACGGCATGGCATCCGCCCTGTTGCGTATGATGGCGAAGCAAAAGGAATTCTCAGGTACGTATTCGGATTTGATTGGACAACTGGAAATGAACATCGGCCCGCGCGAGCGTCTGCCCCAAACGTCCCATAGCTTTGCTGCTGAACTCAAGCGCATTCGTCCCGCCCTTGAACGGCAGGGCTTGCGCTTCTTCAATGCCGGGCGCTCGGGTTCCGTGGAGCAGAAGGGGCGTTCCCGTATTTCCATTGTGCGCCAAGACGACGACGAGGATGCTACGGTTTCATGACCGACGAACCTTACGTTCCCAAAATCAGCGCCAAGAAACTTCCTGAATACTACGAACGCGCCCAGAAGAAGGCACTGGAACGTAAGGGTAACGGCCCCTCGCAAAAGGACCGGATTGCCAAGCACAAGCGTGAACTCCGGGCCATGAACATTCATAAGCCCGGCCATGGCATTCGCGCCGAGAACGTCAAAGCCATCCGCAACCTACGCGAACACCTGCGCGAAACGTGGCAAGCTTCTTGGGACAAAATCAACAAGATCAAGAAGCTCACGCCCAAGCAAGTCGAATTCGCCCGTCAGTTCGCCTTGAATGGCCGCACCAACAAATGCGGTGCCATGCGCCTAGCCGGATACGATAGCGTCAATCCGGCAGTGTTGCTATCCCTGGCAAACAAAAACCTATCCATCCCACACTTCCATGACCTAGTCACCGCATTTGAAATCGAGGAGAAGGCCCGTATGAAAATCAACGTAGAAGATGTCGTCAAGTGGTTCAACGACATTGCCACCCAAGCCATGGGTTCCGGCGACTTCACTAACGCCAACCGCGCCATGGAAAACCTTGCCAAGTACCTCGGCATGTTTGTCGAGAAGAAAGAAATCACGCACCGCACCATCCACTCCAAAGAAGAGTTGGATACCCGCATTAGCGAACTGACTGCTATCCTGCGTGAAGCCGAGCCGGAAATTGAACGCAAACTTAAAATCCACTAACCCCGACGCAGTCCTTCAGTTAAAGGCCGAACTGGCCGAAGCCCTCCATCAAAAGGCGATATTGGAGGCGCAGGAAGACTTTTACGTTTTCGCCAAGCTCCTCGCCCCGCTCATGCTGGACGGCAACGACTACCGCGATGGGCGCCACATTGAAGCCATTGCCGCCACCTTGCAGGAAGTTGACCGGGGCCTAGTCGACCGCCTCATGTTGGCCCTGCCGCCCGGCTCCATGAAGTCTGTTCTCCTTATGCTGTTCGCCGCGTGGTGTATGGGCCGCCACCCAACATGGCGTATCATGTGGATTTCCCACACCACCGACAAAGCCGTGGAATGTTCTGGCCGTATCCGCGACCTAGTCCGCTCCACTGAATACCAAGAAATCTTCCCCGGTGTCCACATCCGTGATGACATGTCGGGCGTCACAAACTGGAAGCTGGTCACGGGCGGGTCCTTCATGCCAGCGGGCGCGGGCAAGTCCATCGCTGGTTACCGCTTCAACTTAGGCATCCTTGACGACCCCCTTTCAGAACAGACCGCCAAGTCTGACGTCGAACGCGAGCGAGTCAACAACTGGTATGGCCCCGGCTTCCGGTCCCGTAAGCTGCCTGACTCCCGCATCGTCCTCGTCAATACCCGGTGGCATGTCCGCGACCTTTCAGGCTACCTCCTCGACAAGGCCGCTCGCAATGCCCGCGTCGACCAGTGGGAAGTCATATCCATTCCTGCCATCCTTGACAAGCCTTCAGCCGACTACCTCATGCTGCCCGAAGGCGAGTCCTACTGGCCCGAGTTCATTACCATGGATGACCTTATCGCTACGCGCGAGGGCCTGTCACGGGCAGACTGGGGCGCCCTGTACATGCAGACCCCAACCGGGGAGGATGGCAACGTCTTCAACAAAGACGACTTCCAAGACTGGGAAGATGACGACCCACCCGAATGCGACGAAATTATCCAGACCATGGACACGGCCTTCTCCACCAAAGCCAAGGCCGACTTCTCAGTCATCCAGACCTGGGGTATTTTCCATCTGACATATACTGACGATAAAGGCTATGAATATCAAGAGCCTAACGCCATTCTCCTCAACCAAGTGCGGGGTCGCTGGTCCTTCCCTCAACTACGGGCAGCCGCCAAAGAGCAATACGCCCAGTACAAACCCGACCGAATCATTATCGAAAACAAAGCATCGGGCCAATCTCTTTTGCAGGACTTGCGCCTTAACAAGTTGCCCGTATTGCCTTTTCAGCCAGATCGTGATAAAGTAGCCCGTGCCCATGCCGTCAGCGGTATAGTAGAGCGGCAGCGCGTCTGGCTTCCCCTGAAGAAGCGGTTCGCCGCCGAACTCCTACAGGAAGCCCTAGAGTTTCCCAAGGGCGCGCACGACGACGCCGTCGATACCATGGTTATGGCCCTGCTGTATCTACGTCGCCGCTACGAACTAACGCAAGAGACGGTAACACAACCCGAGCAGTTCTCCCGCCGTCGATCTTTCAAAAGCTATTGGAGCCAGATGACCCATGTCCGATAATCTCGAAGAAGCTACGCCCGACATCGAATTTGAGTTTTCGGAAGATACCTTGGAAATCGAGGTTCCCGAAGAAGTCGTGGAAGTCGACATGTCCTTTGGCGCCAACCTAGCCCTGGCTATGGAAGACCCCATCCTACTGGACATCGGCTCGGCCCGCCAAGACGCCCTTCAAAACATCAAGAACTCCCGCCAGCAGTGGGAAGAGAAGATCAAGCAGGGCATCAGGTGGCTGGGCCTGAACACCGACGGCGAAGGCAACAGTGACGTCGAGGGCGCCTGCACGGCGGTCCACCCCCTGCTGATCGAGAACGTGGTAAAGTTCCAAGCCAAGGCCATCCAAGAACTATGGCCCGCGCGTGGTCCCGTCCGCACCAAAGTCCGGGGCTACGTCGACACCACCCGTGAGCAGGTAGCTCAGCGCGTTCGCACTTACATGAACTATCAGCTTACCGAACAGGTGCCCGGCTTCTACTCAGACCTTGAACGCAACCTGTTCCGCGTGGGTTTCATGGGCATCGGCATCCGCAAGGCTGGCTGGAACGGCACCACGACCACGCCCGACCCTACCATCATCTACGCCGAAAACTTCTACGTCGATCCGTCCGTCTCTCACCTGAAAGACGCCGAAGAATATATCGAAGTCATGGAATTGTCCACCCGCAAGATGGACAATCTGATCTTGGCCGGAACCTTCCGCGACATTTCCGAAAATGATTCCGAGGAAGTCCTCGACACCAACGAAATCACGGAAGCCATTGCCAATGCCCAGGGCTTTGACATGTCCCTTGAACGTAAGGGCTTTACGGTAGGTGAGTCCCACTGCTACCTCGACTTGAACGGCGACGACCCTCTGCTGCCCGAAGGCGGCATGGCGCCCTACATCGTTCACTTCAATGTCAAGACTGGCAACGTCTACTCGATCCGCCGCAACTGGCGCGAAGACGACGACGCCATGGTCAAGCGCCAGTGGTACACCATCGACCAATTCATTCCGGCCTTTGGCATCTATTCGCTGGGCTACGTCCACCTGATCGGTGATCTGGCCGCTGCCTCCAGTGCCGCCCTGCGCGCCCTAGTCGACTCAGGTCAATACGCCAACTGGACGGCGGGCTTCAAATCCCAAGATGCCAAGTTCTCCGACTCCGACTCTCCTCTCGGCTTTGGCGAGTTCCGCGACGTAAACCTCGCGCCCGAAGAACTCCAAAAAGCCTTCTTGCCGCTTCCCTCCAAAGAACCCAACCAGACGCTCTTCTCGCTTCTGAAATTCATGGTGGAATCGGGTCAGAAGTTCGCTGACTCCGCCGATGAGGTCGTGGCCAACAGCACAAACTACGGCCCGGCTGCAACTACCCTAGCTTTGCTTGAAGCTTCTCAGCGGTTCTATTCCTCCATCCACAAGCGCCTTCACCAGTCGCAGGGCGAATTCCTCAAGCTGATTGGGGAACTAAACTACGAGAACCTGCCGGACACCGTCAACTTTGTGGTGGGCGCCGAAAACCAATACGTTCAGCGCACCGACTTTGATCCGCAGATTGTTGACGTTATTCCCGCGTCGGACCCTAACGCCCTGACCGAATCACAACGTGTGGCCAAGGCGCAGATCGAATTGAACGTGGCCCAGCAGTTCCCCCAATTCCACGACATGCGCGAAGCTTTACGCCGTTACTACGTGGCGCTAGGCACCGAGTCCGTCGACAAGCTACTGACCAACCCGGAAGCCGAAGCTAAGAGCGCCGACCCCCTGACCGAAATCCAATTGGCTATGTCGGGCAAACCCATCAAGGCCCAGCTAGGTCAGAACCACGCGGCCCACATCGCCGTTAAGACCGCCTTCCTGCAAGCCCCGCAAATGCAGGGCGCCAACGACCCAACCATTGCTTTGGGCCAACAGGTGCTGTCAGCTAACATTGCCGAACACAAGGTCCTGATGTTCGTGGCCCAGGCTATGCAGTTGGCCCAGCAGATGGGTATGCCCATCCAAGACGAAAACGTCCAAGCCCAAATTGCTACCCAGCTTGTGCAAATCTCGGCGGCCAGCAATCCGCAGCAGCAGCAGGCCAGCATCGAACAACAGACGCTCCAGCTACAGGCGCAAGAGCTTCAGATGGCGGGCGAACGTATCCAATCCCAAGATACCCGCGAGGCAGCCAAGATTGCGCTTAAGCAACGCGAGCTTGACCTGAAGGAAACGGATATGCTGCTTAACGCACAAGCGAAACAGAAGCAGAACCAAATCTCGGCTTCTGGCAAAATACTTGACAACTCAGCTAAATTAGCGGATATTCAAGCCAAACAGCTTGCCGAAAGGGCAAATAATCCTATTCAATGACGTTACTATCAGACTACGTAGCAGAAGTACAGAAGCGAATAGAACGCGAAAAAGAGTCACTAGCTAGGGGGTCTGCGACCTCCTACGACGAATACGCTCGCAAGTGCGGCGTTATCAGCGGCATGGGTCTTGCCCTGGAAATCCTAAAAGACCTTTTTCAATCAACACCTTCAGAGGAAAGGGACTAATGATTACTGCCCGCTCGGCTCTTGACGGGGCCATTACCAACGACCAGTGGGTCACACAGGACGAAATTCCTGATCCGACTCCACTGCCTAGGATTCCTGGCGTAGGGATTCTTGTCCGGCCTGTGCCTATCCGGCGCAAGACTGCGGGCGGGGTCCTACTTCCTGACACGTTTCGTGAGGATCGGGAATACCTGAACACTGTGGGTCGCGTCCTTTCATTGGGCGAACTCGCATTCGTGGACGAAGATATATACCGGAAAGGCCCATGGGTCAAGCCCGGTGACTATATCGTTTACGCAAAATTCGCAGGCCAGAAGATTTGGTGGAAGGGCGTGAAGCTCCTCTTGGTCAAGGCTTCTAGCATCGAGTTGGTCGTAGACAAACCCGAATACCTAGACGCAAACTTCAAGGAATAAATCATGTCCGAATCCGGCTATCGAGAAATCGACCTCGACAATCCAGGCAAAGCGCCAAACGCTTCAGAAGAATCCGACATTGAAATCGTGGAAGAATCTTCTGTTGCGCCACCTCCAGAAGCTGATCCGGTGCCCGAACCGGAACCCGCAGCCGCTTCCAAGTCCTCCGAAGATTCTGACGATGACGACGGTTCGACATCCGACGACTCCCCTTCTGATCGAAAGCGCCTAACCCGTAGCCAGCGCCTCAAGAACCAACGGGACCTTTATGCCAGACAACTAACTGAAGCGCAAGCCCGCCTAGCTCAATTAGAAACCCGCGCCCAACGGGCTGAAGCTGAAGCTAGTGAGGGCGCCGCCATTGGCTACGACCTCTACATTAAGCAACTCGACACCTCGATGCAAGCCTTGCGCCGGGATTTCGACTCAGCTTACGACGCTGGCGACCGCGACAAAATCTTTGAAATCCAACAGCAAATCGCCACCATCACGGCAACCAAAGCTCAGGCTGAAAAGGATAGGCGGTCGATCCCTACGCGGCAGGCACCTACTGGACAGGAAGCCCCGCAGCCGACCCAGCAGACACCGCCTGCACCAGCTAGACGTACCCCCAGCCCGGCTGCTATCGAGTGGTATGACCGCAACAAGGACTGGTTCAACAAGGATGCGGTGATGACGGCCAGTGCCCGAGTCATTGACCAGCAAATGGTTCGCGACGGTTTCGCGCCCACCGACCCCGACTACTTCGAGGAACTGGACAAGCGGCTTCAGAGGGAGTTCCCCCAGAAATTGGGGCGCCCCGTCGGTCGTCCGCCTGCCAACAACCCCACCATCCAGAACAGGTCTGCCCCCGCCCCAGCCCCCGGCAAAGTTCGCGTAACCATTACGCAGGCCGACCGGGAAATGGCCAACCACCTCGGCATTAGCGTGGAACAGTACGCCCGCGAGAAAGCCAAGACGGAACGTGCCATGCAGACCACCAGCCAGTACACGGAGATTCTGTAATGAAAACCAAACTGATTGCTACCCCTAGCAACGCCATCGACGAAGCACTTGAAAATTCTCTGGAAACAGAGTATAATCCTCCTAATGCGCTAGAAATCCCCCCAATGCCTGACAGTGACGCATTCATCTATAGGTGGATTCGTTTCCGGGTAGGGGACCAAGATGATTTCAACAACATCTCTCAGCGTATGCGAGAAGGGTGGGCATTCG